CTTATACTGGTTGGTATATGGTATATGTCAATCTTTATGCAGATTGGAATCGAGATGGTAATTACGAGTATGTTAATTACTTTTATATAGATGAAATCATTTTGGAGGAGGAGTGAAAGCAAAACATATGCTTGTCCTAACTAAAATGTTATCTAAAATAATATCTGAACTGGATGATATGAAAGGCATCTTAAAAGAAGCCGTTATGGATGAGAGTTACGGAGACGAGGAGTGATAGAATGGATAGAAACAGTATTAGAGATAATAGCAGTTGTGTGTGTTTTTCTGGGTACGATTATTGTACTAATGATGATAAATGCAGTTGTAAAGAGAATGAAGAAAACAAAACAGGAGAAAGAAACAATGAGTAAAGAGAAAGGTGAAGGAGTCACATTTAACGACATTTTTATGTTTATGATTGCTGTACCTTTAGTTCTACTTTGGGTAGGGTTTGCAGGGTTCGTTATACACAGCGGACTTGGTAAACCAGAAGTTCTTGAGAACATCGAGGCATACACAACTTTAATAGCTATATTAGGAGGACCAGCTCTACTTATTATTAAAGATGCTCTAGATGTTTGGAAACAAGAACAAGCTGAGAAGACAGCATTTTATAAAGTAAAGGCACAATCCGTTATAGATTATAACGAAGCAACTCAGAAACAAGCCCAAATGATAGAATCAAAGGCACAAGAACAAGAACATAAGATGGAGACTAAAAAATGAATGACTTCGAACTAAAAGGTTTGTACCAGCAGGTACAACAAATGAAAGCTAAACTGGATTTAGCTATAGAATCAACAAAACAAGACTGTGGTTGCGAATGTAAGTGCAGTAAAAAGGAGGAATAATATGCCAACAGAAAAAATATATAACAACCTTTTGAAAGGTGAGCATTTTCATACCAACAACGCAGATATGAAGTTGGACTTTGCAAAACCTTCCCGAGCTGAAATAGATGAGATGAACTATAAAAAACCTATCACATCTTATAAAAGCTTACCAGATAAACCATTTCAATTGAACGAAGATTCAGGTAATGGATTATTTAAGGAAGGATTTTCAGAAATTGAAAATATAGAATGGATGGGTAGAGTTAAAGACCTACCAAACAACAGCGCAAGCATAACAAAAAGAGAGGAGTAGATATGGTAAGTCAAAATAAGAAATACGATATAGACAAGACTCTAACAATGAGAAAAAGTGGTTCTGGAGAAAAAGTCTTCAGTCATGCTGGTGGTAAAACACATGCACTAGAACACAAAGCTATTTCCAAGGAAGAGGCACTCAAACAAATTAGAGACGTAACTGAAAGTGAGATAGCTCGTAGAGAACATCATGGGCATCACATTGGAAAGAAACAACAATCTAAAACTAAATACAGGAGAGACTAATGGCTACTAGACAAAATCGCAGTTTTACGACTGGTTCAGCATTAGCAACAGGCCCAACTCAAATCGGAGGGCCAAATCCTACTCTAGATTATAATACATATGTAGATTTATTTACAGACGTATCTCAAAGCCAAGGTAGTTCTACCTACGTAGGAGAAAGTCTTTTTATATCTGGAATCGACAATCAAGTTACAGGTTCAGCATATGTATCCTATCCTATGAAAGGGGTAATGGTAGGCGGAACTGGCAACAAACTAGGAGCAATTAGTGAATACTTTGACCATGGTTGTCAAATTTTCGGAAGTAGTAACGATATATGTTACACTTCTAATCCGGGTGCTCAGAATTACGGATATGGTAGTTTTTACGCTGGTTCAGGAAATCAGGTAAATGTTAATTATGGACACGTAATTATGGGTTCTGCAAACATTGTTAGTGGTTCTTCTAGTTATGCTATGATAATGGGACAAAGTAATAATTTTAATTCAATAGCTGGTGCTACTTTTGTAGGAGGAAAAGGGAACAACACACTAACAGGTGGTAATGTTTCTGCTGGTGTAATACTAGGTACTGGTAATACAGTACATGGAACTGAGCCAGTCGCTATTGGTGCAGGTAATACTGCTAGTGGTAATCAGGCTCTTGCAATAGGTGAAGACAATGACGCACGTCGTTCTGTTCTTATTGGTAAAGATAATATATCTTTGCAGAATAACGGTGTAGCTGTTGGTAATACTAATGTAGCTAATCATGAAGACCGTGGTTTAATTGCAGTTGGTAAAACCAATACAAACACTACAAATAATACAACTTTGATAGCTCTAAGTGATGAAGGTACAACCATGGCAACATCATATCAAGCAGACGGAGGAGGGATTGCAACATCTGGAAAGAGTATGTTATTCGGTTCCCGTGGTGAAGTACAATCTCCAAACAGTATAGTATATTCTAATGTATCATCGAATTTTGCTGTAGGAGCAATGCAGGAAGTTAAATCTTTCCTAACTTGTACTACAACCGATGCAACACCTACAGCAGCTGAATCTAATTGCTTTCCTAAATCAGACAGTTCTATGGGATTCAGTTATACAGTAACAGCTCGAAGAACAGATGTAGACGGACATAGTGCATATTGGACAGGTTCTGGTTTAATTACCAACGATGCAGGAACAGTAGCCATAATAGGTTCTGTTTCTAAGACAGAAGTAGCTAAGGTAGGATTTGCTACTGTTGATATTGCTTTCACAGCAGACACCAGTAATGATTCATTGAAGTTAACAGTTACAGGTGAAGCAGGTGAGTCAATAACTTGGCATGCCGTAGTAACACAAAATATAGTAGTAGGTTAAATATGGAAGACATAATAGAAAAATATTTATCATTGATTGATAATGGTACGTGTCATTACGATAAGCACACGTATTTCTGGGTTGGTGACATACAGAAAATCAGCTTCCCTAATGGTGAGAAAGATGTAGACATGGGAAAACATAACATGAAAGACCATGTTGACATAATTAAAGATAGAAATACATTAAGTAAACTTCCAGCTCTTATAGATGCAATAAAGGAACTTACAGGTGCGTCAGCAGTTAAAGATACCTTACATCTTAAAAGTGTAGATGGTGTTTTACAAACCTTTAAATATAATGGCAGTAAACACAGTGCTGACAGTGATTTAATCACAGCGTTTGATGAACTTCTAATAGAGATGGAGAGTTAAGATGGCAAGTAACGACGTAATAGAAAAGTTGGATAAACAAAACTTTATCAATATGAATTATCAAAATGAAAATGATAATAGCTTTAACACACTTATTTCTAAAGTAAATGCTTTACAAAAGTCTGTAGATATGTTAATTGAAAAGCTTGGCGAATAGATATGGCACCACGTAAAAAGACAGCGGCAGCTAAAAAGAAACAAGCTGCTGCTCGTAAGAAAGCAGGTGGGTCGAATGCAGGGAAGTATAAAGGAGTAAAGGCATTTGCTGGACCTTCTGGAGGCGCGCCAGCCGGTACTTTCCCTATCAACACACTTGCTCGTGCAAAGTCAGCTATTAAACTATCAGGTAATGCTCCTAGACCAGCAGGTATAAGAGCAGCAGTATATAGGAAATATCCTCAACTAAAACCAAAAGCTAAAAGGAGAAAGAAGTAATGGTAGCAAAGAAAAAAGGTTTGTATGCTAATATACACGCTAAACGTAAACGTATTAAGAAAGGTTCCAAAGAGACTATGAAGAAGAAAGGAGCCAAAGGACGTCCAACAGCTAAACAATTCAAAAAAGCAGCTAAGACCGCCAAGAAGAGGAAATAATGGTTGTTAAAAAGAAAGCTACTAAAAAACGAAAGAAAGGTAAAGCTATACGTAAAACAACTAAAGGTAAAGGAGCTAACTATCGTTCTACAAAATCTGGAGCTGGTATGACTAGAAAGGGAGTTAAAGCTTATAGAAGAGCTAATCCCGGTTCTAAACTTAAAACAGCAGTTACAGGTAAAGTCAAGAAAGGTAGTAAAGCTGCCAAAAGACGTAAATCTTATTGTGCTAGGTCAGCAGGACAGAAAAAGAGAAGTTCAGCTAAAACAAGAAATGACCCTAATTCAAGAATCAATCAAGCACGTAGAAGATGGAAGTGTTAAATGGTAATCTTTATATAGTAGGGCCTTCTAAATATAATAGGCTCTCACAGTAGGGCCAAAGCTTCACAGGATACTTATCGCAAGCGTCTTTGAGGGAGCCCAAACAACAAAGGACAAATATGTCAAATAATACAAACAATGAAACAGCAGCCAATGAAACAGCTGACGATGGAAATATCACAGCTCTTCTTGAGACTGTAGAAGAATCTGGAATGTTAGACCAAATAATGGACGAACCAATTTTAGCAGGATTAACTACTATGGTATTAGTTTTAGCTAGCGCAGTAGCTTATCAAGTACCCGCAGTTAAAGAATTAATATTCAAGTACTTAAGAAATAACGAAGCTGAATTGATGAAGATGTTAGATGGAAATCTAAGCAAAGCCCAGATGAAAGCTTTTGAAAAGCTAGATGAACAAGCACAGAAGCACGTAAAAGACTCATTAGTTCGAAATGTATTGATAACAGCATGGGATGAGAAAGACGACGAACTTGCCGCATTAGTTAAGTCTAAAGTCAAATCAGCCCTTGATGAAGGCAAATCACTTTGAACGTAGAGGATTACGAGCAGCGGTTACGTCAGCGAGTAGGAGAAGGGGAATATGAACGTCATAAAGAACTTGTACGCTTGCTGGCTCGCAATCTTGCTCTTGAAGACATACTTTGGGAAGAAATTCTTGTATGTATTCGGGATGTACACGCTAGAACAGAGCTCTTGCGTCAAAGAAATACAATCGTTAAAGACATACATACAGAGTTCAGAGCGCTGAATATAGAAGTACCTACTACAGTAGAAAAGAATACCGAAGCTTTCGCTTCATTCTTAGGAGAATTATCAGATGATAAAGGAACAAAAGAATCTAAAAAGCCTGATGACAGGTAAAGCTGGATTAGATTCACGAAGTTTAGAGAAAATATTCAAACAATGTAGACAAGACAAGGAAAAGATGCGCAAATTGCTCAAAGCTTTTTGTACAACCTATCTTATTGACGGTAAACAACGCCCTTTATTACTCAGACCATTACAAGAAGACATTGTATTAGAATGTTTAATGTTAAGAGATGACGACAAACAAACTAAATTAGCTATCTTAGCTCCACGAGGCAGTGGTAAATCATTCGCTTTGTCTGTAGCGGTGACTATATATATGTTTTTTAATAGATTTAGAGATTTAGTATTTATATTGGCTCCAACTGAGGACCAAGCTGCTTTAATCTTTAACTATGTCTATCGACACTTTGCAGACAACACTTTTTTAAATGGCTTAGTTAAGAACTATCGTTTTCATAACAAGCCCAACATAACACTTAAGGGGGGCACTATAATGCGTAGAGCTCCATTAGCGCCTAGTAACCAAGGACAAGCTATCCGTGGACAACACCCTACGTTCCTCGTAGTGGACGAATCTCCACTGATTGATGATAAACTATTCATTGACAATGTAGAGCCTGCTATCGTCGCTAATAAGGCACCTTTTATCAATCTAGGTACACCTAAGTCAAAAGACAATCATATGTATAAGTATCTTTATGACGACGGTTATGCTGATACGTTTAAAAGATTACACTATACATGGAGAGACGCCGTAAAGAAAGGGGATGCATATTCAGCACCCTACACTGATATTGAAATGTTAGATAAAATGACCGAATGGGGAGAAGATTCTGTCTACTGGAGGACAGAATATGAATGTGAGTTTGTAGAGTCTGTATCGAATGTATTTAATCCAGAAAAAATAAAGGCGTGTTACGATGATTACATACTTAATAGACTTGATGGGGATGGAGACAAGAGAGGAGGCAATATTACTGTTGGTGTTGACATTGGCAAATCTGTTAACTCTACTGTCATTAGTGCATGGTCCCTTGAAAAGTCTGACGAAGAAAATATTGCTAGACTTATATACATTGAAGAAATCAATGCCAGAACTGGTGGACATGATATCCCATACCAACGTAGACGTATCATGGACGTTACCAATCAGCTCGGTGCTAATCGGCTCATTGTTGATTGTACTGGTATGGGCGGTGCGGTTGAACATGATTTACGGTTGGCGTGTTTAGAAACTGACGTTCATTTTGTTGCGTTTGTTTTTACAGGAGGACCAAAAGGTACAAAAACCCAAATGTATAGAGATTTTACTTCT